AGTATTGTATTGATTTGCTCTGTTATAAATCTCGTCCTTATTTTGTTTGTAGAATTCTCCGAAGTCAGGGTCATTTGATAATTGAATATCTTGCTTTTGAAACTCTGCTTGTTGTTGACTTCTTTGTAATTGTTCTCTCATGGATTGAAATTCACTATAAAATTGAGGGTCAATACCTTTTTGTTGTGCTTCTGCTTCTCTTTGTTGCTGCTTAAGTGCATTTTGATAGTCTGAATATGTATAAATACCATGACTTTGACCATACATATCAGCTATTAGTTTATCTTGTGCCTTCTGTTCAGCTTCACGTCTGATTTTTGCATATTGGCTGTTAACTTCTGCACTTTGTGGTTGATTGATATTACTTTCTTGCTGAGGTGTTGCGACTTCACCTTGTACGCTTTCAGTAGATGTAGTATCAACTTGACTTGTTTCTGTTTGTGGTTGTTGGTCTACGGCTCCAACTTGGTCTGCGTTTACAGTACTTTCAAAGTTTTCCATTGTAATTCTCCTATCTAAAATTATTATTTATTGGTGGTTTTTGAGGTGGTGGAGTTGCTCCAACAGGAGGTAAACCCATCGCCATTGATTGTTCATCTATAAGCCTTTGTTCTTCTTTCCTCTTCTCTAAATCACGTTTCATTCTATCCTTGAAAGGTACAACATTCCTTGGAGCATATTCTATATATTGCTCGGTATCAATTACACCTTTATCGAAGAATTTATCTAATGTAGATTGTGCTAGTGATTCACTATAAGAAGTACTTGCTCCTATATCTATTTTCATCATCATAGGAATTTCTTGATAATCTGTACCTTTAAACTCTGTCATTATTTCGTTTTCGTCATCATCTTTAACTTTTATCATCCTAGTTTGACTATATTGAAATTTATAAAACTCTTCCCATATTCGCCCTACATCTTCAAGGAATCTATAAAAACGCTTTTTAATTGCTTCTATTGGCACACCACTTGCTTTTTGTAGTAGCATTATTGCACTAGCATTTAAATTGCCACTTGATATATCGCCAGTTTGTGCGTCTTGTGCTGATGAAAGTGTTTTTGTTAAATCAACAAATTTATCAACTAATTCCATTGCAGAAGGTGAAAAAGAACCTGTTTGCATATACTTAATACAATCTCCCATTTCGCTTGGGTTGTGGTCTACGATTACTTCTCCTGGTGCATTAGTTATCTGTTGCCTTAGTGAGTTTCCCTTGACTAATAGCTTAGGGAATGCAGTATTTTGAGAACTTAATAGCATCATGGCAAGTAAAAAGTTAATGCCCTTCTGATTAGGTATTAAACCTTCTGTATCACCATAACCATAGATACACTTCTTACGACTTTTCCAATTCATAATAGCAAGTGGATAAAGCTTTTTATTTGTGTTAGTATCTTGCCTAATAACCACACCACAACAAACTTGTTTAAATAGAATAGTTTTGGTTTTACTATCTTTCCAGTATTTAGTGATTATAGTTACCTTATCTACTCCATCCATTTCATTTTTGGCAGTATCATATATTTCATTTGATGTATCTTTATCAGCTTTAATCAACTCATAAGCTTCAAGAGGTACATTGTTAGCCTTTGCAATCTCTTGAGCAATTGACAAGGTTTCTCTTTTAGTGATTATTATGTAAGGTTGTTTTTGAAGTACTGTTTCTTGTGGATTACCAAAGAATACATTGCTAGGGTCTAGGAATTCACCTTGCATTTCGCCGATATATTTAAGTGTTATACCACCTACAACGTCTGTATTCCAGTAATAATGCAGTATGCCACAACCTATGTTACTTGCACTATTTAGCACCTCTTCATTTAAATAATCTTGCTTTATATTTTCCCATGTAGTTTCGCTATACCTTGTGAATTTGTCTGCTCCTTCTATTGCCATTTGAATCGTATCAACCATTAGTGGGTCAGTAGTGTCTATTTCTTGTGCTGAAAATACCATTTTTACATTCTCATTCATTACACTTGCAACTTTGTGGTTTTCTATGTGGTCTATGATATTAAATACTGGTCTAGGCAAGTTTCTAGTTGCTGGTGTAGGTGTTGCCCATTGGTCACCAGCACGAAATCTTTCAAATTCTGCCCATTTATTTGTGAATTGCATTGACCTTTGATATTGAATACCTGATTCTAATTGCTTCATAGTTTGTTCATCTTTGAATTGCACTTTTTCACCTCCTTGACATGATTTTAGTCGTTATATATGAAAGACGTCGCTAAATCATCATTTAATGTAGTCTACCATTTTTTAACAATATGTTGTAAGCATTGATATTACTAGCTTGTAACGATTTAATAGAATGTCGCGTTTTTGTTTAGTTTAAAATAACCTCAAAATTGATTAGATTGACAATTATTTATCAAACTTTTAACATATTTTAGTAATTTTTAGTATTAATAAACTGTAAATTAGTTAACATTTTGTTCACCGTACATATATTCATTAATCATATTGCTAAATTCAATCTCATTTTTCTTGATTTCTTTTTCTTCTTTATATTCTTTTATCTCATTAGTTATTGAAGTAGGTTTGATATTGTTCTTCATTTCATAATTGTGTTTTAAACCTTCTCTATAAGCAATAAGCACTATTACAGGACTAAATAAAGAGAAAATGAATATCATTATCATTGAAAGTATCACCATTCTATCACCCCATTGTTATCATTGTAATTAATCATTTTATTAAAACTTTGTCTATCTAGTGGGTCATAATCTTTCTTTACTGGTTCTTTATAAGTAGAGAAGTCACTTATTAACCTTATTAACGCTTGGCTCATACTATCCACTTGGTCATCATGTAAACCATTAGGGAACGAACTGCATTCTGATATGAAATCTTCTGTAAATGGCTCATTAGATGGTAAATATACATTGCCACTTTCAATATGAGGAAGTATCGCTTGTACTCTAGCTTCTTTACTACCTCTTGGATTTACTGCAATTATGCCACTTATTTGATGTTTTAACATTTCAATTACTGCTGAACCATTAGCCTTATCTTCAACTAAAATAAAATCACTTTTCCATTTAGCTGACATGCATTTAATTGCATTGATAGTTGCCACTAGATTCATTCTTTCCCTCTTTAAATCTAATAAATATTTATCTGCTCCAACTCTACCCCAAACAGTACCAACCACATAATCACTTTTAGATGTATCTTTAAATGTACAATCCCAACTTTGTATTACTTGGTCAAACCTTATTGGCTTTCTATCATAGAATTTCCAGTATTTACGCTTAATCAAATTACCTTCTAATGATGTTGGTCTACCTTGCATTAATGCATTCCATGCTCTTACACCTTCTGATGTCATGTAGTTTCGCTTGAATTCTTGTAGCCAGTTGTTATCTTTGCCAATCTCGGGGAATAAAGAATCACCTTCTGAACGTCCTAAAATATCATTTATTTCAGCCTCTAAAGGAATATTTATCTCTTTATACTTACCCTTCATATTAGCCATTATTTGCCCAGCTAAGTCGTTCTCATGCCATCTAGTCATTATTAGAATTATAACTCCGTTGGCTGATAATCTAGTTAATATGGAGTTTAAAAATTCATCCCATATTCTCTCTTGGTATGTAATTGATTCTGCTTCTTGACGATTCTTAACAGGGTCATCTATTATAACTAAATCAGCAGGTTGACCAGTTATACCAGCCATTATACCTCTTGAAATCATTGACCCTCTAGTTTTTTCTATCTCGAATTCTGTATCCGAATGATTGTTTTTTGATAATTTGATTCCGAAAAGTTCTTCTCCAAACTCTTCAATCTTTTGTTTATTTCTTCTGCCGAACCTTCTTGCTAAGTCATCACCATAACTTACTTCAATTACCCTTCTGTTAGGGAATTTACCTAAATAGTAGCTTGGTAGTGTTTCGGTTACGCATTGACTTTTACCGTGTTGTGGTGGCATTGAAACAATTAATATATTTTCTTTTGATTTTCTATCTATTAAATCTTCTATTGCATTACATACTAGTTTTAAATGTTTGCCTAGTATCCAGTTTCCTTGGTGTACATACTTGCAATATGAAGCATATTCTTGCCTTGCTAATTCTTTTCTTAATTCTTCTTTTAACCACTCTTTATTCATCATCTAGCAACTTCTTTAATTCATCAACTGACAAATGCGAAAAACTCACTTTGTTATTTACTGTAGTTTCTCCTGTTACTTCTTGAGTCACCTCTTGTCTATCTCTCCAACCAAAGTTATTTTTTAAATTAAATATTGTACCAGTAGCAACTCTACCATCTGAAAGCAATTTAACTTCCAAAGATTCTTCAACCTTGTTTTTTGCTCTTCTTACTGTGTCGAAATATTCGTCATTGCGTTGATAATTCAATAAAGTTTGTCTATCTATATCTAAACTATTAGCCAAACCCATGATTGTATAAGGGCATCTATTATCATCACATCTTTTAAAATATCTATCAATCGCTTCTTGTAATAATTCTACATTTCTATATTTCTTTAACCTTCCCATGGGTTCACCTTCTTTCTAATTAATTTATATAATAAAAAACACCCCATAACGAGGTGCTAAATATAACAGAGGTTTTAGGTATCTTTAGTACCTTGCTTTGAATCATTAGTGTATTATATTTTATAAAGGGAGTGTCTAATGAATTTTAAAATTAGTTAAGTTGTTAAGATAATCTTACAACATTTAAAATAATTTTAAACTACACTCTTTTTTTAGTCTTTTTCCAATGTTTTTATACCATACAACATAGTAGCAATTTGTTTTATAGCTTTGCTCCTAATTTGATATATATTATTAACACTATAATCTGTATTCTCTGCAATAGATTCCATTGTATTTCCTAATATGTAATAATCCTTTATGACTAAATGTTCAATATCTCCTAACTTTTCAATAATACAATCTATGTTCTTAAGATACATTATTGTATATTCATCCTTAGCACACATTAATCTATTATAATTCTTTAATATCTCAACTGTTTTTTTATAGTAATCCATTCTATACCTCCAAAATTCATTTAAAGGCTCTACATTTGATTTTAATAGTTAGTATACCTA